AACGGATAGTGGTTATGAGCAGGTAGAAGCGTTGTTGGTGGATCGGGGTAGAGCCGCACGTCAACATCTTTTTATCTATGCATGGACCTCTTCAAACTTTTCAACTTCCCAGGCGTGCCGCAAGGTAAATATCTCTTATGCTACGTTTACAAAATGGTGTGAAAATCCTGAGTTCTTAGCACTGGTAAAAGAGGTTCAATGGCACAAGAAAAACTTCTTTGAGTCGAAGCTCATCAACCTAGTTCAAGGGGGTGACACGAGTGCTACGATTTTTGTCAATAAGACGATAAATAGGGACCGTGGATATGGGGAGAGTTTACAAGTCAATCATGAGCATTCTGGTACTGTAACACACGCCCATGTGAACATTGATGAATTGGAACTTCCAGTCAATATCAAAAAGCTAATCCTCCAGGCTGTACGGAAGCGAAAACAGGTGGACAGCCGGGAGGTTTCATCGTGATAGCCTTCAATGAAAACAATCTACTGCGGAGTATTTGTAAGGATTCCTTTTATGAATTTTTGAAGGAGTTTTGGCCGGTTATTATCAATGAAGATTTTAAGGATAATTGGCACATTGAATACCTGTGTAATGAACTTCAACATATGGCTGAAAGGGTATTCGCTAATAAGCCTAAAGAATACGATTTGATCATCAATATTTCACCAGGTAGTACCAAGAGTACAATTTGTTCAATTATGTTTCCCTGTTGGGTATGGCTCAGGAAAAAGGAAGCACGGTTTATCACAGCGTCCTACACGAAGGATTTGGCGTTGGACCTATCCAGGCGGGCCAGAGATATTATACTTAGCGAGGAGTACCAAAACATAGCTGAGGGAGTTCAGTTAAGAGCAGATCAACGGGTAAAATCGTTCTTTATGAATACAGCAGGTGGGTTTCGGGTAGCGGTAGGGACGGGGGGAACAGTAACAGGATTCCACGGGCATTTCCTTATGGTGGACGATCCAATCAACCCTAAAGCAGCTGTATCGGAAGTCGAATTAGATTCAGCAAATACTTGGATGACTGATACGTTAGCAACCCGAAAAGTTGAAAAGGCAATAGTTCCTACCATCCTCATTATGCAGCGATTACACCAGAACGATCCCACTGGTTTCATATTGGATAGGACCAACGGAAAAGGCATCAAACATATTTGTATTCCTGCGGAGATAACGGACAACGTTCAACCACCTGAATTAGTTAAGTTTTATCAGGATGGATTGATGGACCCTATCAGGCTTTCTAGGAGTGTTTTGGAGGAGAGTAGGGCCAACGGAGAGTATCAGTATTCAGGACAGTTCTTACAAAGCCCTGTACCACTAGGCGGTGGTATGTTTCATCCTGCAGAATTAGTCTATCATAAACGCATTCCCAAGTTCACTAAATTCGTTAAGAAGGTTCGTTATTGGGACAAAGCCGGAACAGCAGGAGGAGGAGCGTATACAGCAGGTGTATTGATGGGATTAGATACGAAAGGAGCATTTTGGATACTGGATGTAAGGAGAGGACAATGGGCCAGTAATGAGAGAGAAAAAATCATAAAGAGTACTGCAATTCTCGATACCGGAAATGTAGTAGTGGGAGTAGAACAAGAACCAGGTTCAGGTGGAAAAGAATCAGCAGAAGCTACAGCAAGAAACCTAGCAGGATTTAGAGTGGTATTAGATCGTCCTACGGGGGATAAAGCTCTCAGGGCCGATCCATTTAGTGTACAAGTGAATTGTGGAAATGTAAATATATTAATGGGAGAATGGAATCATGCGTTCTTAGACGAAATGACATATTTTCCCCTGTCAACATACAAGGATCAAATTGATGCGGCTTCTGGAGCGTTCAACCGATTGGCTACCAGGAAGGTAGTAGGTGGGTTGCCTAGAAGTAAACGAGTGAGAAAATTAAGGAGAATGTAATGGATAAACAAAAGGAACAGAAGGTAATACAGAACTTAGCAGAGAAGTTGGTAGCTGCAGCTAATACAACTTCATTACTCCGTAGAGATGTAATCAGAACACTCTTAAACCCTGATAAGGATATAGATAGTGAATGTGGCTATCCATCTACCATAGGAGTAAGTGATTATAAGAAATTGTACGACAGAGAGGCCGTGGCAAATAGAATGGTGAAATTGGAGCCTGAAGAGGCGTGGAGCCAGTCACCGGAGATATATGAAGACGAGGATAGCAATCAGACGGTATGGGAGAAAGCATTTGAGGATATCGACAAAACATTCCACTTAAAGGCGTATATGGAGCGAATTGACGTGCTAAGCGGTATAGGTCAATTTGGTCTGCTTTTGATAGGAATAGATGATAAAAAAGATTTGATAGAACCTGTAGACGGTGTGGATTTGAAAACGGGAGAATGGAAGAATAACAAAGACTATCAATTGCTATATTTGAGGACATTCTCTCAAGATGTTATTGATGTATCTGAGAAGGAAATTGACCCCACGAGTAAACGGTATGGTATGCCGGTTATTTATGATATTAAATTTGAAGATTGGACAGGTGGAGTGAAGAATGAAAAAACGCAGAAGGTGCATTGGACTCGGACAGTTCACATTGCGGACAATCGAGAAGAGAGTGAGGTGTACGGAATCCCGAGGTTACAAGCTATCTACAACAGATTGTTGGATTTCAGGAAGACACTGGCCGGGTCTGCAGAAATGTTTTGGAAAGGTGGCTATCCTGGGTATGCGTTTGAGGTCTTGCCAGAGGCATCAGACGTCACCCTCGATACCGATTCCTTACAGGAACAAATGTTAGATTTCTCTCAAGGTCTACAACGGTATCTAGCAGTAAGTGGCATGGCTGTTAAGAGTCTTCAACCCCAAGTCTCCGATCCTACAGGACACCTAGAAGCACAGATCAAGGCGATGTGCACGGCCAAGGGTATTCCATATCGACTATTCATAGGATCGGAGAAGGGTCAGTTGGCTTCTACTCAGGATATGGCGATTTGGAATATGAGAGTTCACCGTCGTCAAGAACGATATGTGACCCCAATGGTTATCCGGCCTATCATAGAGCGGTTTATGGCATTGGGTATTCTACCCGAAATTGAAAACTTTTTTGTGGAATGGCCGGATAGAGATTCCCCCAGTGAGAAGGATATAGCAGAGATAGCCCTTATTCAAACGGAAGCCATGAGCAAATACGTAGGTGGGGGTGTGGATGCATTGATTGACCCCAGGAATTATCTGTTGAAGTTTATGCAGTTAACAGAGGAAGAGATTGATGCCATCGAAGACGCCGTCATCGACAGAGAAGAAACGTTCAGTGAAGAAGCATCCAATAAAGCCGTCGAAAGAGAAACCCAAAAGGAAAAGGAAACCACCAAAGAAGTTCCAGCAAATGAACCCCCAAATGTTAGAAAAAGTTAGGGGTATGGTTCAAGCGGTATCGGTAACTATGTTTGCTAGGGTTTCGGAAAGGCACCGTCAGTATATCACGGCAGAGGATATAGAGAGTGAGTTATGGCTGCGGTGCGTGCGGTATACCAAAGACGATCAATTGAGATGGTCTTGGTTTAATGCTTGGCGTCATGTATGGGCTATCTACTATCGTTTACGGAAACAACAACACATACCAACGATACCAATTGAGGAATGTGGTGAGGTAGTAGATCCAGGGAAATCAATTGACACCGTTGCGGTACTGACGGAGATACATAAGTGTTGTAAGAGTGATCGGGATAAGCAGATGGTAAATATGTTTGTTAGCGGCATGACTGCTAGGGAAATAGCAAAAAAATTAGGTATTACCTATCAACGGGTATATCAGTTGCGGAAAGAGTTATACGAGAGATATCAGGAAAGGCATCACGATGGATAAACGCCGTAACATACTCAAGATCGATCCTACTAAAACCATCACGCTTCGGACACAGTACTATCGAGCATTTGCCCGGCGATTGAAACAGGTGGATCGAAACATACGTCGATGGCTGGTAACGGAAGATGAATTGGGGTTGAAAGAGCCTTCTGTTAAGAACCCTTTGAATGTTTTAGCCCAAGCGTATCGATTCATGACAGATCCACAAAAGCTAAATCAGTTCAAAGCGTTTATAGATCAACAGGTATCGGCGGGAGTACTGGAAGGGAATTGGAGTGATACATATATTCAATCTGCTCATACTAAAGGATTGGTGCATGCCTACAGTAAAGTAGATTCTAAGGCGATGCTAGGTAAGCCAGAGGGGTATACAGCTTCCAGGCGTCAATTTTTGCAAACTGCATTCGCTCAACCTGAGATGACTTCTAAAATTCAGATGTTAAATCAAAGGGCCTTTGAGGGAATGAAGGGGTTGACGGAAACGATGAAAAGTCAACTCAACTTCATCTTATCACAAGGTATGAGTCGGGGGGAAGGCCCATATACGATAGCTCGTCAAATGTCTCAGTCTATAGGCTCGTTGTCTAAAGTTCGTGCGAAGATGATAGCCCGGACGGAAATAGTGCAC